GACAAGCAGCCAAAGCAGTCGGTACTGCCGCAGTTAATACTGTTATCAAGCCAATTCTTAACAGTGCTCCAGTAAAAGCATTTACAAATAAGATAGCAGCAATAACAGGTATGCAAGGTGCAATAGATCCTGAGAAATTACAAGCAGATTATACAGCGGCTAAATCACCAACAGAGTCAGATGATGTTGCTAAATTCTTGCAAAAGAATGCAGGTGCAACAAAAGAAGAAGTTGATGCGGCATTTAAAGCGGCTGGTGTAGAAGCAGTAGCACCAGAAGAAGAGCCAGAAGGTGAACAACCAGAACAACCACAAGGTGAACAACCAGAACAACCAGAACAACCACAGGGCGGCACACAGCCTGATCAACCTCAAGGTGGTGCACAAGGTGCCGGAGGACAACAAACAGGCGCACAGGGCACTACAAGCGGTCCTACAGGGGGTTCTGCAGGTGGTAGTGGCGCAATAGGCAAAGGTGTACAACAAGCACAAGATGGCGATGCAGAAGATTCAAATTTACCAGAATTGAAAGTAGGCAAGTCAGAAACAATTAATGGCATTAAGTTTACATTTGACGGCACAGGCTGGAAAGACCCACAAGGTAGATCTGCACAAGGTGCAATGCAACAAGACTTAATGGCAAAGTATGGCAGAAACGGTGACGGTACTGCATTAAAGAATCCTGGTTTAATACAAAGAGCAAAAGATTGGGTATCAGGTAAAACACCAGGCTTAGCACAAAAAACAAGATCAGATCCTAAAGCAAGTTTAGGAAAGAAAGCAGCAGGCGTAGTAGGAGCAGCAATTGGTGGAATGTTTGGTAAGTCCGGTGGCGGACAACAAGCAGAACCAGGAACTCCAGAGGAACCAGGAACACCAGAGCAACCAGCACAACCAGGACAACCGGCACAACCACAAGCAGGTGAACAGCCAGCACAGCCACAAGGACAACAGCCAGCACAAGGTGCTCCTAAAGCAGTACCAGGTCCTACTACAGCAGAGTTAAAAATGTTACAGTCTAAGACACTACAAGGTGACTTAGCATCTGCAAAAGCATTAGTTGCTAAATTAAGTGAACTAAAAAGTAAAGGATACGATGCAGATAAATTTATACAAGCGGCAGCTCCAGTAATGAAGAAAGGTGGATTAGCAAAATCAGATCCACAAGCATACGCAACTTTTGTTAAAATGGCAAGAAGCATGAGAGCAGAAGCATACGAACACATGTGTGCTATACTAGAACATGCAGGACTTACTTGGGCAGATATAGGATACGAAGTATTAATTTCAGAAAGTGTAACATCACATGTTATGCTAATACCAACTGATGTTGTACAAATGTCAGAAATGAAAAAGTTAGCAGGCATCTAAATGCGTTTTATAGAGATATCAAAACCTCTAGTAACTAGAGTAATCAATGAGAGCTTGTTGTTAGAAGCAGACGGCAAGAACACTCACATGGAACACCTTGAAGATAATATCTTTAACAAAGGATATCAAGGAGCCAAAGAAGCAGTAGATTACTTGTATAGTTTGCATCAAATGTTAGAAGGTAACGCAAAAGGTGCATTTGATATGACTGTTAAGTGGGACGGTTCACCTGCAATCGTAGCAGGTAAAGATCCGGCAACTGGCAAATTCTTTGTAGGCACTAAAGGTGTGTTTGCAGGAAAAGCAAAACTTAACTTCACTGAAGAAGACATCGACAAGTACCACGCAGACAGAGGCGACAAAGACGGCAGTGGTTTACGAATCAAATTAAAAAATTGTTTAAAACATTTAAGCAAATTAAAATGGGACACAGTTGCACAAGGCGACTTGATGTTTCAAAAAGGTGACATCAAAGAAATGAATCACGATGGTGAAGCCTTAATATATTTTAAGCCTAATACTCTTGCTTATGCTTTACCAAAGGACAGTGAACTAGCACAGCAAATGCTAAGTGCTGAGCTAGGTATAGTGTGGCACACAGAGTACGCAGGCGGACCAACACTAGCAGATACAACAGCAACATTTGGATTCGATTCAAATAGATTAGGCAGTACATCTAGTGTTTGGCAAACAGATGCAAACATTAAGGATGTATCAGGTACAGTAACAATGACTGCTGAAGAATCAGCAGAAGTATTAGCAACTATCAAAGCCGCTGACACTTACACTAAGCAAATTAGTAAAGATGTGTTTAATTGGTTAGAGAAAGGCAACGACTTAGTGGGCAAAGATTTCTTACAACAACTAAAAGCCACAGTAAACAATAAGATTAGAGCAGGAGACTTTGGCTCCCCTGAAAGTTTAGCAAAAGAATTTGTTGTAAAATGGATTGATAAGTCTACAAAAGAAATTGACAAAGTAAAAAGACAAGCAACTAAAGATGCTAAAACTGAAAAAATGGTTCAGACTGTAACATTCATTAAACAACATGCAGGAGAAATCACAGCAGTGTATGATTTATACATGATGTTGATCAAAGCAAAGTTGGCCATTATTGCTAAGTTAGGAAAATTACAAAGCACACAAACTTTTGCAGCCGATGGCGAAGGATTTAAAGCCACAAGCGGAGAAGGTTTTGTTGCTATTGACAGAATTGGTAATGCTCTCAAACTAGTTGACAGAATGGAATTCAGTAGATTAAACTTTGGAACAGGGAAGCCAACAGGATAATGGAATTAGAATTTATAGATCAAGAAATATCTGAAAGTAGATTATACAGATCTTCTGGCAATATGCGTCAGCTCACTGGTAGAGATGTTGCTAATCTAACTTATTTAAATACCATTGCACTTTATATGATGGTACAGGATGATGTACAACATGGCTATGCAGCAAATTATGCAAAGCAAACCTCCCAGTATGGTGGATATACTACATTTAGAACTAGTGCTACTGACTTATACATGCTATGTTTTACAATTGCAAATCCTAAGAGTAATAAAATAACATTAAAGAACAGAGTAGCAAGTACTTCTTTTTTACAAAATATAAACTTTGATGCTAGAAAGCATTTTATGTTTATGAAAAAAATTGCAAACGGCTCTGATAGAAAAAATGAAGCAGTTAGTTACTTCTTTAGACTAGAAGCACAACTACAAATTACAGATTCTAAGTATAAACAATACCGTAGATTTATTACTGATTGGGGTAATTTAAAGTATTCAAGTAGACAACTAGTAGTAACAAAAATATTACAAACAATGCGTAGCATAGGAAGAGGAAGTGAATTACTTACACCTATGTCTACTATGGTTAAATATAGGAAGTATAGCACAGAACCAGCATATGATGTACCAAGAACTAGTTTTGCACAAAAAGTAGCAGGTGCAGCAATTGGTGCAGCCGCAGGTAGGTATGCCGCTAAGAAATTAACAAAACTTGCTAAAGAAAAACCTGATACAGTTAAAAAAGCAGGTACCGGTATTGGTGCTATAGCAGGTTATTGGGCTGCTGGTAGAAGGAAGAAACAAACATGAGAATTGATGAAATTATAGCAGAGCGTGAAACCCAAGGTACTAAAGATTCACTTGAATTACTTAATCAAGAATTTGACGGCGAGTTTTTAGATCCTAACGGAAACAAGTATCAGTGGGCAATGCAATTCCATAAGGCTTCAGTTGTTATGAATGCTTTACAATATTTTAATAAGCCAAATTATAATGCAGGAACAGCAATCAAAGCAGCAGTACAAGATATGTACCCAGACAGTGAATATGTAACTGGCAAGAAACAAACAAAAGACAGAAAATCTAAAAAGAAATCTGATAAAACAAATACTGATTCTCCAGTTAAACTGTCAGCAGAGCCTAAGAAAAAACGAGGTGCCCAAGTAGGTAACCAGAATGCAGTCAAAGATTATACTGCCGGTGATGGCAACACAAGACAAAGAATATTAAAGAAATTAAATCCAACAGCAGGTCTAAACACAACAGATCTTGGAACAACATTTAGTTCAGCATTAGGAAAAGCAAAATCACAAGCCAGAAACTTAGACGCTCTTAGTATAAATAAATCGGATTTTAAAGCATAGATTGATAAATAATAGCATATATTCAATTCAGGAGAATTAACATGGCACAAGCAGATAGAAGATCAGCAGCAGCAGGCGAGTTTATTGGTAAAGATGTATTTCTTAAAAGTTTTCAACAACAATCAGGAAATATTTCAGCAACTCAATTAACAGCATTAGTTAGCTCTGTTCAAAACTTAAACCTTTCAGTACTTAAAGTTGGCGCAGTATCAGGCGATACAGTTAAAATGATAGTTGAAGGTGCAGATAACTTAGCAAACGGTGACATTGCAGCACACGTTATTGCTGATGTATCATTCTAAGTTTAACTAACTTTAGATATTAAAAGGCAGTTTAACTGCCTTTTTTTATGACTAGATTGATAAATAAGTACATAGAGTAAAGAATTAGCTCTACATTATATTTAGGAGAATAACCATGGCACAAGCAAACCCAAACGCAGCAGTTAGAGCAGCTAACGGCCTAGTAGGAACTACTCACATTATGTCAGTAACTGATGTATCAACAAACTCAGTAGCAGACGTGACAGCAGAAGCACAAGCAGAAGGCTTTATCGTTGTAGCAATTGAAGATGACGTAGCAAATGACGGTTGTCACATCGCTTTACAAGGCGCTGGCGCAACACCATCATTAACAGGCGCAACATTAGTTGTAACTTTTGGCTAAGTTTTAACATTTAGTTTAAAAAATCCTCACTATGTGGGGATTTTTTTTGACTATAATAAGATAAATATTTGCATAGGGCAACAGGTAAGCCCGTTCAAATCGGAGTAACAAAATGGCACAAACAAGAGTAAATGGTTTTACTGAAGACCTAAACGGTTTCGGTAGAGTAATACATATTGCAACTGCAACAGTTTCAACAAACATGACCCAAGCGAAAATGGATGCTTTAATACAAGCAATAACTGTACAAAACTACACTATTACTGGTATTGAAGGTTTCTCAGTAGATGCAACTACAGCAATATACATTGCATACGAAGGTGGCCCAGCAATTGCTGATGATGCTACTAACGCATTCGGTGTTACTGGCTGTGCATGGGCTGGGGTAACTTCCTTTTCCGGCTAGAATTCCTTACTACCTTAGGAACGTGATGTTGCAAGGCGTCACATTAAAGAGCACTCTTCGGAGTGCTTTTTTTTGACCAGCAAAAATTTTTAGATACCTGTTAACAGTTTGATGATAAATAGTGTATATATCGGAGACACACATGACATTAAATAGATCAGGCGCAATGAACAGCCAAGAAGTTGTAACAGGAAACATAGAATTTTACACATTATATACATCATTAGACATTACACATACTGGTGATTTTACAAACAATACGCAAAAAGATTTTGAAAGTGTTGTTCAAGTTATTGGCTTAAGAGCTATGCCAATTATCATGAACAAGCCAGTTGCATTAAGCGGAGTAGGTGCTAATGTACTAGAAGGATATGGAGCACCAACTATGACAGGTGCTGGCTGGATTTTTAAATTTGCTTTTGAGCGTGAGAGTGTGCATAGCATTACTACATTAGTTGATGAACTTGACGGTATTGTATTAAATGCAGGCACAATAGATACAAAGAATTCAGTAAATATGGAATTCACAAAACAGGATTTATTATAACATGCCAAAGAAAACAAAACCAGAGTTAGATCAAGCTGCTGAATCACTACCGGCATACTCAGGAAATATCGAAGCACACATCATTGCTGACATGCTTCGTATTGAAGCAATAACAACTGAGTTGCGTGAATTTAAAGATGATACTAAGCAAAGATTAAATAAAATGGAAGGATGGATTATTGGCATAGTTGCTGTTACTGTTACTTCATTGCTAGGTACAATAGCAATATTATTAGAGAGCTTATTAGGATGAGACTTGATGAAATAGTAGAGGGAGAAATCCTCGAAGCTCGTATGGTTTGGCGCCGTATGGGCAACAAGATTAAACGTGCTGTCCGTTGTACAAGCGGTCCACGAGCAGGCAGAGTTGTTGCTAATCCAAGTCAATGTGCAAAGCCAATTGATCTCAAAAAGCGTATGACGCTGAGAAGAACAAAAGCCAAAATGGGCAAACGAATGATTCGTAAAGCTCGTAGAACTAAAAGATTTAATCCTATGGCAAAGAGGTTAAAATCACTCAATAGACCAGTAAGAAGAAGGCGTTAATACAAGATGAAAGCGAAGGATATACGCACACTAAAGTCTTTAATTTCTGAGTACGGCATGTCTAGTGGTGCAAGTACACCAACATCTCAACAAAAAACAGGTTCAACTGCTAAAGCAACAGCAGCCGCTAAACCACCAAAATCAAGTGTAAACAAACCTCAAGTAAGTCCTAGCAGTCAGCAAAATAAGACTGACACTGAACAACCAGCACCAGTTGAGCCAACTATATCAAAAGCAAAAGAGTTAGCACAAGACTTTGAATACCAAGACGACAAAGGCGACATTATTAAAGTTGTAAGCCCAGTAGACAATGGCTTAAACAAAGATGCAGTTGTTGTACAAAACCAAAAAAGCAAAGAATTTTTTACACTTAATCCAGACGATGATATTACACTGCCAGGCGAAGAGCAGGAAGTAAGTGAAGGCAAACTTGGCAAAATGCTTACTAAAAGACAAAAGAAAAGTCACATAGGCCAAAAAATTAAGAGACTTACTCGAGAGCATAAACGCCGTGAGCAAGGTGACGAACTACTATTTGAGATTAATTTTAATAGTCAGAAGTTAGCAAAAGAAGCATTAGTTGCACCTATTAAATGTGGATTCGAAGCCGAAACAAGTTGGGAAAATATTTATGGTGGAAGTGATGATGATGAGGGTGACTGGTTATACGAATATAACTGGTATGACATTGAAGATTTTGTTGCAGATCAAGATGGTCGAGGCTCGGTTGATACTATTAATGATGCGTACGATGAATGGATTAGCGAACAGGCGATGGACCTCGAAAGTGATATTGTTTGGGAAATAGTTAGCGAAAGAGAAGAGGACGAAGTATATCTCAACGATTACATAGATCAAGAAATAGACGAAGATGACATAAGGGAATACAAAGAAAATCAAGTAGAAGACATGGACGATGACCAATTGGAAGAGTTCGAAGATTGGGACTTTATGGCTTGGGGTCGTCAGTATGTGGAAGAAGAATTACTCGATGAGTACAAAGAATGGCTTGCAGATGGTGTTCGCGACGAAGGCGAAGCAATGGAAAGAGCCTATGATGATGCAAGAGATAGTAATAGCATAGACGACTGGGCAAGTAACGAGTACGGTAGTTGGAGTAGTTGTCTTTCAGAATTTGGAATTTATCTTTACAATCCAAATGGAGGCGGCGGATTAGAGGAAGTGTCCGCGGGATTAGAAGACTGGATGTACAATAACAGTAAGTTCAACGAAGTACAAGTTGGTGAATATCATTCCACTAGCGGTGGAATAGATTATTGGCGTGTAGAGGATGATAGTTCGATTGATTCAGGTGGCACAGGGGCAGAAATAATTAGCCCAGTGTACAGCACACCAAAAGAAATGCTCGGTGAAATGAAAAGTTTATTTGAGTGGTTAGAAGAGCAAGGCGCCGAAACAAATAGTTCAACTGGATTACATGTTACAATGAGTCTAGACAGTGAAGAAAAAGAAGATATTAACGATGTTAAACTTGCTGTACTGTTAGGCGACAAATATTTATTAAGTACATTTGGCAGAGAAGGAAACTCTTATGCAAAAAGCCAAATGGATAACTTAAAAAGAATGGCAAGTGAACTTAAAAGAAATCCTGACAGTACTAAAACTATAAAAGGTATTGAAGAAATATTAAAAGGCGGTATTAGTAGAGATAAGTTCAGTGCTATTAATTTTAAACAAGAATCTGACAAAGAGACAGGCAACCAATTAATTGAATTTAGAATTGGTGGTGGCAACGATTACCATAATAATTATAATACAGCAGTAAAAGCAATTGTTAGATATGCGGCAACATTGACTGCTGCATATAGCGACAAGATGTACAATGACGACTATGTAAAAGCATTGTTTAGAATGATAAGCAAACTAGATACTATTTCACCTGATGATGAAGAGCGTGTAAAAAGTAGAACAGATGTCGAACATCCTGCAATAGATGTATTAAAAGGTTATTTTTCTAAAGAAAATTATGTTAACAGTATGTACTTAGTGGCATCAGCATTTAACACATTAGAAGAATATAAAAAATTAAGTGCTCCGGGTGCTGATAAAAAATGGAAACAAAGTGTAAAGGATTTCGAAAAAGGTACAGGTACAAAACTTGATGGATTAGAAGAAGATGAAACCACAACAGGTTATATACAACCAAGTACAATAGCACCAAGCAAACAGGCTGAAGCATACTTAAAGAAAGCACAAAACAAATTTGCAAGAGCAATAGCACAGGCAGGTTATGATATAAGTCAAAATTTAAACCGTGCAACTATTAATGCTAAAGGCATTGGCGTACTAAGAAAAACATTACCTGAATTTAAATTAACTGTCGAACAATTAGGAAAGATAATTATTACGCCTGATGTTAATCAATCAGTTGAGATTGGTAGAAACCCAGGCGGTACTTTAACACATAAAGAACGTTTAAGTAGAATTAAGAATGGTTCCGATAGATTATTTAAAAAGACAGTTGTTGTAGAACCAGATTATTTAACTGCGGCACAAACAGATAGAATTGTACAAGGACTATGGAATGCTGTGCATGCCGAAGACGGCTTAGACAAAGAAAAACTTGCTGACCTTATCGATACAGCATCTCCAAGAGTAAGCAAAGATTATGCTGGTGAGTTTATAGACAAAGCAACTCAAACATCATCTGATATTAATTCACAATATAAAATTTTTCATAAAAGAGTAATTTCCGGAGGGTATGATTACCAAGAGATGTTTGAACCCGGCATGCCTATAATGAAAAAAGAGCTAAACAAATTACAAGATTATATCAAAAAATTCCCACAATGGGAACATGCTGTTTCTAGAGATCATAATCCAGATCTACAGCAAGGACAAGACAGTTATATTGAAAATGCAATGAGTAAAATGTTGCAAAAAATGAGACTTCGTTGGGAACATTTAGAAGATGTTAGACAAGACCAGCCTGCAAAATATTATGATAGCATGAAGGTAATTGCTGATCTTGCAGAAAAACTAGTTAAGCAAAATAAAGCCGAAGACAATTATATGGTTGATAACCATCCTCAAGTAAAAGGCACTAGACATGAAGATGTGCGTGAAGGTCCTGCATATTTTGCAATGAGCAAATATGCTGCAGAGACATTGGAAAATGCTATTGATGAAGTTAGAGGCAGACCAGATGCGTTTAGTGAACCAGTTGCACACAGATTTAGAAATACAATGCAAGATTATTTAAGATCTTCATACGAAAGATATTACGATAAAAAGAAAGGAACTCCTGATTACTACGATGACGAGTATATACAAAAGTTAATTGGCGAGCGTACCACTAATATAAAAAATTTCTTAGAAGGGTTTGATAAAATTGCACAAGAGTTTGGATTTGATTCTCAACAAACAGCCATTGATAAAAAGAAAAAATTAGATGTAAAACAGGATCAGTTTAAGAAAAAACACGGGTCTCCACACATTGGTACACTTCCAGTATTTAAATTTGGTGGTTCAATATTTGTTTCAAGTTCGTATTATAGAAATCTTAAAGCCGGCGAAGATATGATCACTGACCGTGATATTGCCCAAGAATTACAAAGCCCACAAAGTAAAGTACAAAGTAGACTTGGAAACATACTAAGTATACCTACTGCTCATTATCATCAGGCATTAGTTGCTAGTGATATATTAGCAAATGATGCACATAAAGGTACATGGAGAGAGAAAGTAGCAATGAAAGTACTTCGTAAATTCCAGCAAGTTTACGATGCTGGTTTTAGTGGAGTAGCAGACGAAAGTAATTACATAAACATAAATTCAAATGATGGTGAAATTAAAAATTTATTAAAGCAAAGAAATGTCAAATTTGAGCCATCCTTAGGTGATGGCAGAGAAGGAATGGGTCAGTTCAAGCCATTACTTCCAAGTGAAGAAGCAGAAGGACCATACGGCGAACCGCTTGATACAATGGCAGCAGCTTCGTGGCATGTAAATAATCCAGAACTTTCTAAGAAGGCAAAAGCAGACCAAGAAAAACAACAAAAAGCAAAGAACGCAATATCGGGTATGGTTGACGCCGCTGATGTAGAAGGACTTGAAGGAGCATCTTCAAACGGTGTAGCAAATAGCACAAATTGGGGTAATCTAGCAGACTACTTAAAAATAGAGCGTGGCGTAGGCAATCAAGGTGTAAACTTGTTACAGAAAGTTTATGATCAATTTGACAGCAATCACAACTGGCGCCCAGATAATGAAAAAGCAATAGGCACAGAAAGATGGGCGGCTGCGGTTAAAGCGGCTAAAGAATACATAGAAAAAAATTATAAAGTAAGTGGCGGAAACTATTTTAGACTAAATGCTGATGGTAGTCTAGGAGACGATGTTAGTACAGTACATAGTAGCGAAGCTGACGCCCAAGCTCAAAGAGATAGGATTAGAAGGATGAGTAAAGAAAGTACATTTAACAAGTTTGACAAGTTGCCACTAGAAGAGCAATTAAACTTATTGAACAAAGTTGACAGTAATAAAATCAACGAAGCATATAAAAAGAAAGGTAAAGGTTTTGAACACCCTAATAAGTCTGGTAAAAAAGCAAAATATGTAGAAGGTGCAGTACCAGACAACTCACCAGAAAAGAAGATACAAGAGTTACTAAATGTTCCGTTACTTGCTAGTGATTTAAAAGCACAAATGGAAGCATATTTTGTAGTACCTGATCCTAGTATGATTAGAGCTTTCAGAGAAGCCGCTAGTGGTGCAGGTCCTGATACTGATTTGCGTTCTATATTCAAAGGCTTTGTACAAAACAAAGTACATCCTACTATTAAACAAAAAGCAGGACTTAAAGAAAGCATGTTGTCGGAAGATGACTTAGACAGAGATAAAGAAAGATTCAATTTTATTATAGATAAATTAAAAGATAACCCAGCATTCATACAACGAGTTTACCGTTTTATGAGAACAGATGCTGAAAACCATGAACGAGTACACCCTGAAGATTTCTTAAAGCCAGAGAAAACAGCACCAGAAGCAGACTACAGTTATAAAGGTGTACTACCAGAGTTCGTAAAAGCAATTATGAATACTAAGGGTGATTTTGACGACATCGAAAACTTCCTTTCCACATACGGACAAGTGAGCTATGTTGATACTAAAGTTTTAATGGCAGACGGTGCATCAACATGGGATCAATGGCTAAAAGGTGCCGAAGGAGTTAGTACAGAATTTATAACAGAACTATATGATAACTTGTTTAACATAGCACTAAACATTGAAGGCTCTAATAGAGGACCAGGCGAAGTTGGTCTTGCACTGTTAGCACCTAACATTACATTTGCTAGTGTAGGTGATTTAAAAATTGATGGTGTCGAAGTTGAAGTTAAAGGTGAGAAGTCAAGTGGTGGTGGCAGACTTAAAAATAGTAATGCCGACTACGGACAGCCACAGTTAGATGCAGTTTACGACAAGTTTAAAATTGCACCAGAAGATAGACCACAACGTTTACCAAGTGGTAACGCAGGTAGTAGAGCAGGAACACACTTCCTGGATATTGCTACTCAATTAGACACACTTGCAGCAGGTGCAGGTAAAGCATACATACAAGAACTATTTACTGCTACATTTAAATATGGCGATAAAAGCATGATTAACTATATGATTGCAAACTACACTGGCATGGATAGAGCGGATGCAAGTACACTAGCAGGCGAAATATCTTACAGCAGTTATGCAAACATACTCAAAGAAAAAGGCTTTAGTATGTTCTTGTTCTTAAAACTTGGCGGCAAGAAAAGTTTAGCATTTGATGTAGATGATTATAAAAATCACTTAGACAAGTTTAAATTGGGTTCATTGGATTGGGGTGACAAGATGAATGGACCAGCAGTACAGGTATCAATGAGATAATGAAACTTTCTGAGTTACAAAGGCCGGAGCAAGAAAAAAACTTCCCGCGAAAGATTATGCCTCAGATTAGGCAACCTGATCTTGACGACGGCCCTTTCTCATATAAGTTAGGAAACATATCAGTATCTAATCTAAAGCCTGTGCAAAAGCAACGAGTAAAAGGATTAAAAGATAAAGCAAAGCGTGGCTTTGATGATGGTAGTATAAGACCTATAATTATAGACAAAAATAATTTTATTGTCAACGGACATCATAGATATGATGTAGCATTAGAATTAGACTTAGATAAAGTTAAAGCAATTAGAGTCGATGCTACTATAGAAGAATTAATAAAGCATTACAGTAGTAAAGCCAGAGACGAAGAAACATACGAAGACGGCGCCGGAGGCGGTGGTGGTGGAGCCGGCGGTGGAGCCGGAGCAGGAGGCTCAGGTGGAGCCAGTGGTGGTGCAAGTGCAGGTGGCGATGGTGGTGCAGCAACAGGCGGAGGCGATTCCGGTGGTGATGCAGGTGGTGATGTAGGTGGTGCTGATCCAGGCGATGCTCCTACTATGGATGCTCCTGTTAGTAGAGGATTTTTAGGAATAGGTACACTAGCACCGTACAAGAAAAAGAAAAAGAAGAAAAAGAAGAAAACTTCAAGTGTTAAGTTTGGCGGTAGCATATACGAAACAATAGAAGCAATGCAAGACCTTCAAGCATTATTAAATGCAATCGACGAAAACTTTGCAGACGGTAAGAAGAAAGGCAAAAGCAAGCCTGGTAGAGTCAAAAAAGCAGGTGCTAGTTGTAAAGGTTCTGTAACAAGTTTAAGAGCAAAGGCTAAAAAGTATAGTGGTGAAAAAGGCAAAATGTATCACTGGTGTGCTAACATGAAAGGCGGAAAAAAGAAGTGAACTTAAATGATTTTTTAACAGAAGAAAAGAAAGTACTTGTACAAGAAAGATTACCTTACGGTAAAAGCG